GGATGGTCCGTGCCTGCCGGTCCCGTCAAATCAGAAAATGAACGAATATTTGAAAGAAATAGCTACGCTTTGTAGGATCAACAAACGCCTGACCGTACATGTGGCAAGGCATACTTTCGGAACGACTGTCACATTGGCGAATAATGTTTCCTTGCAAAATGTATCGAAGATGCTGGGACATTCCTCTACACGTATGACTCAGCATTATGCTCGTGTGTTGGATAAAAACATTATGGAAGATATGCAGGGAGTTGCAAAGTTGATCTTTAAATAGAAGCAAAAGGTCGCATTCAACCCACAGAATGCGACCTTTCCTATAAAATATTGTTTGAACACTATTTAAAACGGTTGTCGAATAGCATTAAAACGTATCCCTGCGATTTTCGTATAGTAGTTTCTCAATATCATTTTCCCTGTAGAGTATTTTCCCTCCGATTTGATAATAAGGGATTTTCCCGCAATTCCGATATTCCAATAATGTGCGTTTAGTCAGTTTGAGCATTTCTGACAATTCTGTGTCTGTCAGAAAGCGTTCCCCATTTAAAGATGGTGTATAACCTGATTTTAGCGCATCTATGAATGTTGAGATTCTTTTCATCTCATCGAAGAACTGAAGGACTTCCTTATTCGTTTTGGTAATGATCTCTCCCATGACTATTTTTTCTTTTGTACTGTTGTTAATAATGACACGACATCTTGCTTTCGATAAAAGATTTTTTTGTCTATCCGGGTAAAGGACAGTGTGCCACTGTTTCTCAGATGTTGCAGAGAACGTGGAGACACGCAAAGTATCTCACAGACTTCTTTACTGTCCAGCCATTCATCCGGCTCTTTTCTCAAATAAATATTCTGTAACTCTTTCAATTCACTTTTCAAGGAGTTCCATGCGGTTACCATTTCCTTGAATGTTCCGGCTTCAATATTCACGATTTCCATAGGCGGTGTTTTTTGATTTGAGACAAATGTAATGTTTCTCGTAAATAAATAGCGCTCCTTGGCATCAGATGTCATCAAACTTCATCAGATATCAAATCATAAAATAAACTTATGCTTTAGTATTCAAGCCGGTCTTTTAATGCCTGCATGTCATTCATTACTTTCTTATGAGTAATTTTTGCATATGCCTGAGTCACTCTTAAGTTGGTGTGCCCCAATATTTTTGATAAGGTTTCTATTGGTATCCCGTTTTCCAGACATATTGTAACCGCAAAAGAATGTCTTGCGACATGATAGGTCAGCTTCTTTTTAATGCCACAAATATCAGCCAATTCCTTAAGATATGCATTGGTCTTTTGATTGGAAAGCATAGGAAAAATTTTGCCTGAATTATTCTGGTTAATGTATTTGTCGAGAATCTCCATGGATTGAGGTAGCAGTGGAATGAATGCCGGATGGTTGGTTTTGGTTCTATAAAAATGAATATATCCGCTACTTTTTGAATCAAATACAATTTGGTCTTTCGTTAATTTGCACATGTCTGCATAGGATATGCCCGTAAAGCAGCTGAAAACAAACGAGTCCCGGACAAGATCCAGCCTGGGAATATCTAATTGTTTCTTTCTGATTCTTGATATTTCCTGTTTATTAAGAAACTGTACCTGCGTATCTTCTTTTTTAATCCTGTAGGCAGAAAACGGATTTATGAGTATTAATCCGCATTGATATGCCCAAAGTATACCTTTACGTATAAACTCCAACATCTTGGCAGTAGAATTAACAGACAGGTTGTAATCTGCTTTAAAGAAAATTTCAAGATCATGTATTGTTTGTCTGTTAAACTGGTCCAAAGGCATGTCATTAATTCTGCTTTTCTTGCAGAATTCACCAAGACGCTGGTAAACAAGCTTATGCTTGTTGTAATGAGATACACTGATTTTATTTGCCAAAAACAATCTGCAAGCATCTTCTTTCTGTTTCATGAAAAGCTCCAATAGGGTTGGAGGGGTGTTGCCTATCAAGAGGAAGCGTTGTTTTAGCATATTGGAGGTAATGTGTTTGGAACTCAGGAGTGCTTGTTTATAGTAATAGTGTAGAGTTGTATAAACATCATCCAGATAGGTATTGATCGCTTGTGCTTCAGGAGCGGTCTTTACGATTCGCTTTTTGTGTTTGTCCCAATACTGTGGTAAAACAACAGTTTTTAAACTTACATCAGTAACTTCTTTGTTGATAGTAATGCGGAGCATTATTGGATATTTGCCATTTTTTCTTGGTGTACTTTGCTTCAGATAAAAACTAATGGAAAAATTATGTCTCATGTCATATTAATTTATATTCATGTCCACTAGTTCAGCTTTCCAATATGGACATGAATAAGACATAACTATTTCACTATATGATTTTCAATCCATAGTGATTCTATGAATTTTGCACTATTTATATGGGACTCTATAGAAAGTTTGAGATAAAACTTATAACTAAAAGATTATCAGTATATTATATAGATATAAAAAGAAAGTGATTTCCACCAGGAATCGAACCTTTTGTTTCGGTTTATTCTAATCTCTTGAGTGACTGCACATTTGTTACTTTATCTTTTATGAAAGCCATTGAATTAGCTCTACACTAAATTCATCGCTTTTCTTTATCAATTCAACAATCGTTATCTCTTTAACGATACAAAGGTAGGTAAAAGGTTCGATTTCCACAAATATTTTACTCTTTTTTTAATCATCAACAAATAAACAATAGCCACAAACAGTAACTATTCAGTGAAAGGGCAAATAAGGTTGAACTTCCCCTTTCGCTAAATAGCTACGATTACGTTCTATCAATCAATGGAATAATGCACTGTTCCTGTATCTTCTTTTCTCAAACGAGAAAGAGAAATCATTGTTGGTTAATGGAAAAATCTTATTCTGGAGGAGAAAAAACTTAATTGCAACCATTAAAATATAAAAATAACAAAAGGCGTGCAGAATTTTAGAATAAAAGCCTTGTATATAAGATTCTATTTGTATTTTTGTAGAGATAAAATAAATGCTAATATGATACAGGAAATAAAGATTAAAAACTTTCTATCATTTAAAGATGAAGTTTGTTTCAGCTTCGAGGCTACTAACGATAAATTTGCAGAAGAGTCTCAAGTCGTTACAATCAATGAGAATACGAGGCTGCTACGTTTTGCTATCATATACGGCTATAATGCTTCAGGGAAGTCTAATTTACTGAGGGCTTTAGATTTCCTGTTGTACTTCTGGTCCTTTAAACCGAAAGACTTGGACTCTGGAACGGGAGTTATTCCGTTTAAATTAGACAAGACTTCGGCTGATGTCCCATCATGTTTTGAAATGGTGTTTTTTGTACGAGATACAAAATATTGTTACCAATTGGAATTGGACCAGTACCAAGTATATTTGGAAAAGTTATCATATTATAAGACCACCCAACCTATAATGCTGTTTGAAAGGACGCTGAAGGATGGGCAGTCAGACATTCAATTTAACCCTAAGGCAGAAAAGATCAGTGCTGCAGCAAAAGAGATGATCAGTGTGAATTGTTTAAAAAACACATCTTTTTTTGTGGCTCGAAATCAGGTGAATGTGAGTCTTCCAATAATTGATGCGGCAAAAGAACGAATGCGGAATCAACTGATGCCTGTTATATCGCCGACAATGGGACTTACTTCATACGCTCAGAGGCGAACTTCAGAAAACAAAGAACTGATTGATTACATAGTGAAATTCCTACATGAAGCGGATTTCAACGTTACTGATATTTCGTCGAATGTTATCAGCAAACAACTTACAGATGAAGCTATCAAGTTCTTGACAGAGGATAATGATGACCCCGATGAGGTTTCTAGCAGGGAAATGGAACGTATTAAAAAAGAGCGTACAATAAAACAGGTTCAGACCACATTTGAACATACAGTAGAGAATAATAATGGAACGGAAATTTACCAGATGGACAAGAAGTATGAGTCGACCGGTACGATGAGGACTTTTGGAATTGAGGCTGCTGTATATGATGCGCTTAATAGTGAAGCAGTATTACCAATAGATGAGTTAGAGACATCGCTGCATCCGATGTTATTGGAAAAAATTCTGTTTGAATATTTGAAAGTGCATTCAAGGTCCCAGCTTATTGTCACTACGCATAATGACGGCTTGCTGGATTTGCTGGATGACTTAATTAGAAAAGATTCAGTATGGTTTACTGAGAAAAAGAAATCGGGCGTTACGGAGTTGTATAAACTAACTGACTTCAGAGGTATCAATCGCCTTTCGTCCATAAGAGAGGCCTACCGAAACAAACGTTTTGGTGCAACAATGGGATGATGATGTTATGGGAGAAAGAGAAATAGCGGAAGGCGTAAAAAAGCTACCTTATTTTAAGGTTGTCGCAGATGAACCTATGTCAGAGCAGAATGACGGTACGAGGGATATAGGTGAATTGTACCCTTTTTTGATTTGTGGCGGTACGAATACTGAGCGCTATTATTTTATGCATATCAACGACAAAACGAATTATAAATTCAATATCAAACCAAAATATTTTGGTAATGAGTCGAACTATACAGAAGCTTTTCCAAAAAGGATAAAGGAAATCTTGAGTGCCAATAATGATGTGAAGATATTTTGTGTATTTGATTGGGATACGATATATGGTGATGAAGCAAAGCTGAAAAAACATGAGTTTTTTGAGGAACAATTCAAAGAGGAAATCTCAAACGGAACTGTTACGGTATGCCCTAGTATGCCGAGTATTGAGTATTGGTTCTTATTACATTTTGTGGATGATACAAAACTACTGAAGAACTATGGAAAAGTTGCGAGCGTGCTGGCACCTTACTTGAAACCGTGCTTTTCAAATAAAACAAAGTCTTTAAAGAAGCTGCTAAAGAGTGAAAAGTATCTCAAAGATGTAGCGTGGGTGGAAAGTTTATGTGCTAACGGAAAACTTGCGTTGGCTATAGAACGAGCAGAGAAGAATATTAAAGTTGCAGAGGCAGCAGACAAGCTAAAAAATCAGTCTTATTCTTATGTATATAAGGTATTCAAGAGATAGATATATAAACAAGTTAATTCACATAATATGGTTAGATTTCTTCAGATATCAGACATACACTTCAGGAGGTTACCCGACGCAAGGGATGAATATGCCCAATTGAAAGCAAGACTGTTTGAGAAAGTGAGAGAGATATGCACTACTTCGAAAGTTGACTGTATTTTAATTTGTGGTGATGTGGCTTTTTCTGGAAATACAGAAGAGTATGAACAGCGAGCTAAAGTGTTCATAAATAACTTGTTAGAAATAACCCAGTGTCAAACAGCTCAAGTATATATGGTACCAGGTAATCATGATAAAGATAGAAATGCCAAATATCAGAATACTAGATGGATGTTTCGAGAGTGTATGTTAAATGCAGAAAAAATAGATAACCATTTCTTTGACTTATACAAGGAAGAAAATGATGTGTATAGCAAATGCCTGATGCCATTCGATGCTTATTATAATTTTGCAAATAACTACAGATGTGTGCCAGAAGCTGTGGCTAATACAAGAAATAGACAGCCAAGGACCTACCTTGACAGACTAAACTGGACAGATGATTTGAAAGTAGGGCAATATACACTTAGGTTGCATGGTATTAATACATGTTATGTATCTGACAAAGAAGATGAAAATCACAATCAAATACTACCTAATGAGCTATTTTATACGACAAAAAATAATGGAGTTGTAAATGTGTCTGTGATGCATCATCCTTTAGACTTTATTAAAGACAAAAAGGACATAGAAAAAGCAATGGATGAACTTTATCCCATACAGTTTTACGGACATGTTCATCACCAATCGATAAAAAAAAACGGAACACTGAAAATATTTTCAGGTGCTATAATGCCACCTAAAGGAGAAAGTAATTGTGAGGATGGTTACGAACCAGTATTTAATATTATAGAATTTAAAGATGGACACGGCGTTATAATTGTCACGGTGAATCCTTATCAATGGGAATGGACAAGTAAGAATGACGGAAGATTTAATGCCATACAACCAGAACCTTCTTATCAAATAAATGTTGATGATTCGAGCCAATATGCTTTATCCATAGAAAAACCATTAAAACTACCGAAGGGTGTGACAAAAAAGGAAATAGAGGTGGAATTCTTACAAAGTACCAAGTCAGAAGAGATAATTCACAAAATGTATAATGCATTTGAATTTCAAAATGATGCAGTAGCCGATGCTTCTACATTCTTTAGACGTGTGAAGGATGAAGATCGATATGTGGAATTGTATAATTTTATTCACGAGTGATTATGGTAGATAAGAAGATACTGAGAGAAATGTCACAAGACGTACTAGTTATTCCTTTTACGGAAGAAATGGCAGATAAACTTGACAAATTTTGCAGAATTCAGATAGAGAATATAGAGCAAAATAAAGTGGAAAAACTTATCATGAGTTTCCTTACAAGGAAGAATGACAAAGAACTTGAAATGGCATTCAACAAATATGCTACAGAAAGTGAACAAACAAACAATATTCTACCTGTTGCCATATTGCCTGTACTTGCAGAGTATATCGTATTGCTGGTTATAGACGGATGCGAAGAAACAAAGAGAAGAGCCTTATATACACTTATGTTGAAGAATGCCCTTCTGATAGCGGTGAAAGGTGATGGATTTGTGGCACACCCGAAAGCTGTGGCAGACATCTTTGGTAACTATTATGACTATTTGCGAGACGAGAAGGTGTTCGGGAAGGGCGAGGAGAACAATAATGTGCTTGCGGAGTTATTGGATGCAGACGAGGAGAGTTTCACTGAAAAAATAGGAGAAGTAGATAGTGAGACGATTAAGGCTATCGTTTATGATGCGGTGTTATACAGATATGCTAATTTTATAAAAGATATAAAAATTGATACAGAGCATCTGGTTAAGGGTGTATTTCAATTGTCTAAGCAGTTGGTGTATAACACACCATGGAGATATGCGGACACAGATGTGGCACATACCATCAAGAAACTCCTTGGGGAAAGGGGGGAGGAAACCATTCAATTAGGAATGGTAAAAGAGAAACTTAAAGAGTTTATGGAGGGAGAAGAAATATCGTACGGATTAACATCGGTGCTGCTAAGGTTGATCAATGATGACGATGATGGAATTGACCTCCCTAATGCTACGGAATTCAAAGTAAATGAATTGACTGTGTATCTATTTTATGAATTTCTGGCAGAGGCTATGAGTTCAGAAATTGATGATATAGCGGAATAGGAGGAAAAATATGGCTGAAAAAGTAACAGATGTTGTTTCTGGAAAAATAGAAACAACAGTCACAGAACAAACAACGAGTGAAAAAGAAAAGTTTGTAAGTCAGACTGAGCAAATGAAAAAGAAACCGTTAATTACGACGGAAGACCCTTCGGCCTTGTATTGTGATGCCTTGAACGAACACAACATCAATCAGGTAGCAGATGGTAGTGAGACAGCTATTGTGGTGTTAGTCGGCTTTGAGGAGTATGGTAAATCGACATTTACTAGCTCGCTCTATCATTGTTTCTTTTCCAAAGAACAGTACTGTGGACACATAATGTATGATTCTGAAACATATTCAGGCTTTGAAAGGAGATTACTCGTGAGGAGCATGAAGAAGACTGATCCACATTTAAAAAACAAGCGAACCATCAAAGGAGAGGACCCGCTTCTTGTACTTTTGCTAGACTCAGAAAAAACAGGAAAATATAAGGTAGTTATATCAGACAGATCGGGCGAGGACTACTCACAGTTTGCTGGAACAGAGGAGGAAATCAATGATAACCAGATACTAAAAGTAGCTGATCACATTGTTTTCTTTATAGATTGTGAAAAATTGATGAATAATTTCGCCATGTTGAGATATTCATATCAAAATTTCCTTCAAGAGTTAGTTAAAGGGAATCTTCTGCCTAAAAACGGACAAATTAAATTGGTATTCAATAAACATGATCTGGTTAAGGATAACCCAGATTATGAGGGAAAAAGAAGTCTGGCGGAGGAAGTTTTCAAAAAAGTTCTGGGAGACAGGACGTTTGATAGATATGAAATAGATTCAACGGGAGTATCAGATAATTTCGTATCCGTAGAAAAATTAGTAAAGAGCTTTCTTCATAATGAAGAAAATAAGCGCAGAGAAAGAATAGAAATACTGGATTGGGTGAAAAAAGAACTAAGCGATTAAGGATATGTTAGAGAAAAAAATACTAATAGCAGGACTGCCTGATGCAGGTAAGTCTACTTATATAGCAGCTTTAAATGGTGTGATGAGTCAAGAAGGCGATTTTTGTCTGACTCCTGCCGATAAAGCTTCAGAGTGGGTCTATGTAAACGAATTGACAAAAAAATGGTTGCAATGTAAAATCGTGGGACATTCAACAGATGGAGAAACCAAGTTTATTAAATGGCCTTTGAAAAAGAAAGATGGACAGGTGATCGACTTGATTATTCCAGATATGAAAGGAGAAACTTATCATGATATTATCAATGATGACTTCGATCCGAAGTTTGCAGAGTTTTGCAAAAGTTCGCAAGGAATATTATTTTTTATCAATAATATGAGTCGGTTTGTGCTAAAAGACCATGCAATGAAATTGGTTAAAGAGGATGATAACAATGCTGGAGATAAGGAAGAATTGAAGAAAGAGGCAGATAAGCTGAAACTTAATGTATTAACAATGCCAGATGTGACTAAAAACTTGCTTGTTATCAAATATCTACGAAAACTTATGGGTAATGTAAAGATAGTATTGGCCGTTTCGTCATGGGATATAAAAGGAGATTATCATTCAATTGAAGATTATTTCAAGACAATATGCCCTGCTATTTACAACTACGTAAGATATAATTTTGAATCTTATATGTTTTGTGGTGTAAGTGCTCAAGGTGCAAAATATGATCAGCCAGGAAAAGACCTTAGTTCTCTGACCGAGAAAGGTCAGCGAGCATATATTTTTACAGACAGGAAAATATACGATTTATCGACCCCCCTAGAATTTTTAATATCGGAGTGATGAAAATAGAGCAAGCACTTCATGGATATTATGAAGGGCATAAACTGCTGGCATCATCAGTGGAAACCTTCAGCCAGACAGATAGGCGGAAAATGTCAATTCTGAGTGATTGGGATGAGTATGTGCCAGATCAAGAAGATAGTTCTTATCTGACATGCTATCCGTTGCCAAACAGTCCATATTATGTTGTAGCTAAGACATGGTATGCATCTGAAATGAAACGCCCCGGCTGTGTATGGACACACTCTTTGCTTTTTAATTTCTCAGAAATAACTTCTTTTTTTGATTTTCTCTCACTGCTTTCATTATTTGTTCGACCAAAGAAAGACGATTATGAACAGTATTCAAAAACTATTAAAATAACTGGAGTAACCAAAAGAGAAATAATCAGTGATGAATATGTTGAAATGCCATCGCTAGATTTTTGGATATCTAAGCTATATGATTGTAATGAGCCTCTAGTACTGACATATCAAGGGGATTCATTGAAAGGGCAACAGTTCCTTCTTTCGCTGATGAATCATATACCTCAAGCGATGATAAGGGGCATGTCTTTTTGTTCTGGAACAGGCAGACTTAGGAAATTTGATAATGAAGTGTTTGATTTTCAAATGACATCTGAGGTGAGGAGGAATATTCCTAACATTAGTGGGAAGATCAATGCAAAAATAAAGGTAGATAGTTGGTTTGCAACGATAACTGACTCAGTTTTGCATAATCAGATAGACATTCCTATGCTCATCTATAGGTTTAAGGAGGATATTGGAACGCGGGTGGATGCCTTGGCTGTAGTTGTGATGGTTTATACTCTTCTTGATAGATTGAAACAGCCAGGAAAAGAAAACGTCCAAAAATTCGTTCTCTCTTTAAGAATGATGGCAACAGTATTTCCAAAACCAGAGGATGGGGAGAGATTCAAAACGGTGATTCTTTCAGAGAATGTGACGAAATACTTCTTTGGTGAGGATTTTTTTGTTTACCAAATGGCTGTTAATCCCTTTTGGAGATCCTATAATTATAAAATATTTAACTATGAAGAGAGAGTGAGACGGTTTGTTACTTCAGAAGAAGTACATAGGTACGCACCCTTGATGAATGATATTCTGAAGGCTCAGACAGATAATCCTTATGCTAAAGAGACTCTTTTACAGACCATCAGAGAATATAATGATGGTGAAGCAAGGCTAATATTCGAAAAGTATTGGGATTATTATTACTTTTTGATCAAGAATGACAGCAGAATGTTGAACCATAAGGTTTGGATAACAGCAGAAAAGGAGAAATTTATAAAATTGTTGCAGGTGTTTGTGAATAATACTCCTGAGAGATTTGATTATTGGGAGTTACTTCTTTCAACACTGCTATGGGAAGACATTACAGTTAATTCAAACATCATAAACCTTGTTGGTACTCATATACCGTCGATAGTTAATGAGATACTGAATAGGATAAGCTATGGGTATTATGTAAGAGATATATGGAAAGAATATTGCAAAGCGCACAATAGAGAGATGCTGGTGTGGATGAAAGAGAAATTATCCCTGAATAAAGAAATTGTCAGATTGGTAATGGATACGTTTGACCCATCTTCAGATATAGTCAGACAGTCAGAGCCTGCAGTTTGGAATTGCATGTTGAGTGTAGATTTAGATAATGGTATGATATTGGAATACAGTACATTCATGTTTGTTCTTTCTTATAATCTACCAAGAAGTGATTATTCTTTTGCATATTATCAGCATTCCTTCCTTCCTATTTATGAGGCGACTTTAGCCGATAGAATAGATGATTTTTGGCCACAAATAGGACCATTATGCCCTAAACCATTCTTAGGATGGGAATGGGACAGATGTGAGATGCTGAGAAAAGGTTTCGCAGAAAGGGTTTTTAATGAAAACCGAGGACCTAAGATTGCCAAGAATTTTACAACAAAAAGTAGTTTGAATAAGAAATTGTATAAGCTGGCTGAAAAAAAGTATCGAAATGCATAGAATTCTTTTAGGAATAACGGAACACATTATTCGTGAGGAAAACCGCAGGCACGGTACTTTCTTGATGAAAAAATGATGTATCGCATTTGATTTTAAAAACTTTGCATTATTCCTCTGAAATCCTCGTTTTTTATGTTTTATTACACCGTAGTCCACTTTACAGGTGTATTTGTGCTGAATTTAGACCGATTCTTTTGCTTTGCGGTGTTAATTATATAAATTTGCAACATGAATAACTGATAACTTAATATTATCGTCTATGCCCAATTTGTTAGAACACAGATTTGCAATTAAGCGTATTACAAAGCCATCGAATGAGGATTATATTTCTGCATTGAAAATTTATAATGAAACGACTCCTCCTGATATAAAAACAAATACGAATGAAATAACATATTGGCTTGAACAAAACAGGAATGAGTTACCATTTGAAATCATGTTATTCTCTCTTTATTTAAATAATATGGTTGTTGGATTAGCTATGCTTACTTATCTTAAGAAACAAAAAACCATTATATTTGAGTATTTAGCTTTACAACCGTCATTTAGATTGAATGCGGTCTTCTTTACATATATAAGCTTACTTCAAAATTATATCAATGATAGCAATACGGATGTAGCATATTATATTATAGAAATTAACAATCGAAATAAAGGAGAGAATATAGATAAGGAAAGCAGATTATTTAAGCGATTGTTCTGCTTGGAAAATTATGGCAAAATAAACGCTTTATACTATTCACTTTCGTTAGGTTTATACAATCATGAAAGTTCTTTTGAATCGCTATTATATATCAAAACGAATGACAACATTTCACAAATATCAAAAGAAACATATATTGATTTAGTTAAGGCCATTTATTTTGATTATTATTTATTTTGGTATCAACCATTTATGAGCAATAATGAGTACATAGAATACAAAAAGAAAGTGGAACGTGTATATCAGCTTGTAATTCAGAATGTTATGAATGAAATATTTTGTGATATATCTTATGTTGATTGTCCTCTATTTCATGAATCAGGTTATATTCAGCCTAATACTACATTACCAGTTATTACCAGACCTCAAAAAAAATATTTGTTTTTGGTAGTACCTGGATTTATAGCTTGCACAATCCTTATCGTTTGGATATATAATACTATTCTAGTGTGGTTGGACATTCCCATTAATCATGTAGGTGCTATAATTGGCAATATAACTAGCGCTATCATAGCTACACTAAGTGCCATTTATTTTATAAAGCCTAAATCATAATTTAATGCAATGAACAATGATATTGCTGCCATGGTTATTTATAAAAGGTAAATAAGAACCTAGCACATCAAATTTTGCATACCAAGCTGCATCATTTTCACATTTTCCAAAATCAAGTATTAAAGCAGAAAATATGTGAAATTTGCGTGTAGATATAATTTTTAAACCACATTCTTTCAATATTCTATTGATATATTTATAAGAGTAAATCCATTGTTGTTGCTCTTTACCTTGATATACGGATTTTATTATTTGAGCATCAGCTTTATAACAAAGTTTACTCCGGTATTCATAAGCAAAACTATTCTCATATTCCAACAATAAACTTCCTCCATGTTTCAAAACCCGAGCCATTTCTACTATAGCAGCAACAGCATCACAATAATTTATGACACTACCTACACACAATATACCGTCAAATGTATTTGTTGCAAATGGAAGTTTCTCTAAACTTGCAACAGTATAGAGAGGTAACTGATTTATTTTCTCAGCTGCAATATCCACATGATGCATTTTGCAATTTAAGTTATAATCATATCCTCCAGAACCCGCATTTAAAACATAATCATGATATTTAAATGCATTTTTATGTACAAATTTCTCTATTTGTGTTTTTGTGTATTTGTACCATGGTTCATTAGATGGCCAAATTTCTTCAACTTTATTATAGAAAGTGGCAATTTCCTCTTCATTTACTTGCTGTTGGATATCATCCATAATATTAAGTTATCAGTTATTCATTGTAAATATTACATTCTGATTTATAGGTGATTGAATTTGAAATGTAGTTTCTTCGCAGGAAAAACTATAATCCATAAAATTATGATGAAATCGGATATGAGTTATTGCCGGAAGACAGCAGTAGAGCAGGTTATTTCAGATTTTCTTTTCCATTGTCAATATGAAAAGAACTTGAATGAAAAGACAATTTATGCTTATCGTTCTGACTTGTATATGTTTAATAGGTATATTCATGAGTTGTATCCTTCGGTTGTATTTGAGCAGGTGTCAAAAGATATGCTGAAAACGTACCTGCAACATATATCGACTTACAAGCCTAAAACGGTGAAGAGAAAACTGGCATCCCTGAAGGCTCTGTTTAACTACTATGATTTTGAGCACGATGACTTTCTGAACCCTTTCAGAAAATTGCGTATTCGCTTTAAAGAGCCTTATGTTCTTCCAACGGTAATGACGTGCCATGAGGTGAAAGAGATACTTAAATATCTTTACAAATTAAGGGCGGATAATCCTGATACGGGTGGTTATGCCTATAAGGCACAGACAAGAGATATTGCGGTTGTAGAACTTTTATTTGCTACCGGTATCCGCGTTTCCGAATTGTGCGAGTTGTCATGTGATGCCGTTGACTTAAAGCAGGCAACTATTAAAGTTTTTGGAAAAGGCAGCAAGGAACGGGTCATACAGATTTGTTCTGTGGAGGTGTTAAAAATACTCAGGCAATATCAACGTCTGTTTGCTCCTTCCGAATGTTTTTTCATAAATAGGTTAGGAAACAGGCTGTCCTCACAATCCGTCAGGCTGTTAATCAAGCGATGCCGGGAAGAAACAGGGATTGGGAAAAAAATCACTCCGCATGTGGCTAGGCATGCATAAGATTCCTTCTTGCTAAAACACAATTATTTACAAAGTGTTATAGCTTGAAAGGTAACGATTTAGAAACCTGCGAAACTCTGTATTTCGCCTCATTTTGCACCAATTCAAAAGAACGCTTTTCCTAAATGCAAAAATACTATTTTTAGCCAAAAGACAAAGCATTATCTTGTCTTTATTTTCATTCGTACCTATTTTATTCTTGTTTTTGGGATAGTATATCTATTATTCTACTGCTAAACTCAGATTAGATAACGTTATGACATGACAAATCCACGGTTTGTGAAAGTCAGGGCTTTATTTTATACTGTGCTGTAGATTATGCAGGAATGGTGCGTACGTTTTGACTCACCTTCTTTTCTTTATATTTATAATGCAGAGAGTACGGGAGTTACTTAGTCATTTATTAAAAAGTATACTTCAGCGAGACATTTTCAAAGTAAAGTGTTTCGCTGATTTTTTCGATAATCCACAAAAGAAGCCTCATGGTTCTTTTGAAGTTGTAT